AAGTACAATGAACTGGCAAGACTACCAGCCGCACTTTGACAGGAGCCACAACGCTCCAGAGGGTCGCCTGACCCTCTGGACGCGTGGCCCCAAGGGCGGGGTTATGTACGCCGGGCACTTCACGCCGGACGAACTCGACCAACTTGCGCTCGATGCCGTTAGGGCAGCCGAGGCAGAAAGGAATCACGACACATGATTGAGTTCCGCTTCACAGTCACCGTCGATGTGTACGAAAAGGATGGTGAGGAGTTCGAGGATACGACATATGCCGAGGACTCCGCCATTCAAGCCGCACTTCGGGATCACATCTCTAGCAACATCGGGATCGACATGATCACTGCGGCGGGCTCGGAGTGGAAAGTTGAGATGGGCGAAGTCGAGAACGACTGATGAAGAAGGGCGACAAATTCTGGGCAGGCGATCTGCTGATAACCGTGACGCGGGTTAGCCGCTCTGATCCGCCGGACTGGGCGGACATCTTCGTCAGCCAGGCCCTGCCCGGAGGCGGTCGCGCCGAGTGGACAAAACGACAGCCCCTCGTGAATGGGGACTTTTCTTTCAACACCGTCAAATTGGAGGATGAATGAGTAGGATCATTCTGAGCAAGTGGCCTAACGGTCAGGATCGGGTTGTGGTCGGATGGGACCACCCCGCCGGTGGCGTCTACTACCAGGAGTTCAACAAGGAGCCTGAGCCTGACGCCAACGGTCACGTTGAGTGGCCGGACGACTGGGAGGAGATGCTGCGGTTCGACGGCTACATGCCGGGTATCCCGCTGGACGAGTTCCACGACAGGTTGCCCGACGATCTGAAGCCACTCGTGACCGACGAGGTCATGGACCTGATCCGGGCGCACGCCAAGGACCCTGACTCGGGCTACCGCCGTACGCCCATCGATCTGACATGACCGATCACGTTCTCAACGGAATGGCTGACGAGCTGCGCGGCGCTCTGCGTCAGCGCGGCCTCGATCCCAAGAACCCGCCCAACGTCCCGACGCCGCCCGCAGAGGCTGCGTTCCAGGAGTACAAGCGCAGGGGCGGCAACCAGTTCGGCGACGCCAACAAGATGGTCGCAGAACTCATCAACAAGGTGAAGAACGGACGCTGATGAGCGATCTCTGTAAGAACTGTGGCCACCCCTTGCCGAATGCGGCAGGGGGTGGTTTGTATTGCAACAACTGCGGCGAGCCCGTCAACCCGCCCAAGCCCAAGCCGCCTCGCGACCAGACGGACGAGGCCATCGCTCAGCGCGAGCGGACGCGGCGCAGACTGGAGGGCGATGACTGACCCGCAAGGCATCGTCGTGATCTACGAATCCGGCACGGAGTTGAATGCTGCGTCGGCATACGGACCAATGGATGCAGGCGATGCCGTAGAGATTGCGGAAAGGTTCAATCTGATGGCAGACGCCGGTTCGTACGATGAGGAAGATCCAGATGCGGAACCTGAGTACCGTGCGCAGTATCTCCCGCTGACCGAGTTCACCGAAAGGGTCTGGCTTTATGCCTGAGATGCATTGTAACCGGCGCTTGTTCCTCGACGTTATGCGGCTGAACTCAGCCGACCGCGCCGAGTTGGAGCACGATGCCGTCGAGCGTGGATTTCTCGGAGGACTGGCTGGGCTTCCCAAGCCGCTCGCCGGTGACGCTATCCGGCTGGATGACGAGATGAGTCGGATGCTGTTTCACGCTCAGCTCGAAGCGCAGAACCCCAACGGCTCTGACTGGGATGTCAAAGTGGCCGCCTACGCCTGGCACATGCTGCGTGAGCGGATTGACGTGTGGGAGCCCGACCCGCAGATCTGGGCTGAGTACGACCCCACATGGCAAATGAAGCTAGAGCACGAAGATGATCGGGGCGTCGGCGTGCTTGTCTACGATACGTGGTGTTCGCCATATGAGCTAGAGCGGTACTTTGTCAACCCATGGCTGCGATGTGCCGCCTGGATCCGCGCGGGGCAAGTGGAGCGCTCGGGATTGCGCGATAGGTGGTCCGAGGGCAAGGGGACTGGAGTTGGCAACTTCAAGGCGAATTGTAGTGAAGTTGAGCGTTGGTATCTGACCCAAAAGCCAGCGATCCGTTGGGACTCAGCCGCCAACGGGCGACCTGGTATCGGTAGAATGGACTATGCGTCCGGACCCGTGAATGGACTAATTGTCGAGACTGGCAATGTGTTCTCGTGGACTGAGTGGCTGATTCGGTGGGATGAAATCAACCACATCATGGTAAATGCCCAACTTTTCAAGGGGATGAAATCTGATTTGCCAGATGACCGGATTCGGCGCAAGCTCGCGGGCCGGATATACACTAAGGCCCAATCGTTTCGAGAAACATACCTTCGGAAGATGGTTCCGGCGGTCGCGGCGATGACGGGCTTTTCCGGTGATTTTCTTGACCGGTAGAGCACGAATGGTATGTGGCGCCTCTCCCGTACGCGCGCTCGTTACGCGCACGGACGGAGGGGAGAGAGGAGTCCAGAGGGAGAGAAAATGAGAGAGAGCGATCAGACTATAGCTAGGGGTTCAGCTCTCTTTTTCTCGGGGTACTCGGGGTGCTCTCCCGTCCGTCCGTACGCGCGCGAGACATTGGGTGGGTGGTGGTGGAAAAAACGGGCCGGAATCCACGCCGTAAGAGGCAAAATTTTTTCAGCGGAGGACTGGATGGTTGTGTGACAGACCCATCGACATGACAAAATTTCTGAAAAATTTTTCAAAAATTTTTTTCACGGAGGACTGGCTGTGGTTTTGGTTGACTGATTGACTGGCACTAACTGGATGTCGGTGTGTCGACACACCGCATTCGGGTGGTATGACGCACCCCTTCCGGGTGTGTTGTCGCACCGCCATCCGGGGTGGTGATGCGCCTTCATCCGGTGGGCTAGCGCTCTGGATGTCGGTAAAACAGCGTACGCGCTTTCGGGTGAGCTGTTTTACCGACATCCAGTAAATGTCGCGCGCGTCTAGCAATCTAGTAGAACATCTGACCGTGATTCAGAGTGTTGACGACCGTTCGGCGTGCTTTTCACGCCGTTGGCCCGTTCGTCGACAATTTACTACCGCTGAACGTGAGTTTCCTACCGCCCGGCGCTGATATGCTACCGTTCGGCCGTTTTGGGGTACAAATGTACCGTCGAGCCTCAGGCCGTCTTGGCCGATAATAAGGGCGTAGGGCGAGGACAAGCCTCCGCCCGCTCAAGCCCCTAAAGGGGCAGACTGGAGAATTACCATGGCCCGTAGTAACCGCAAGCCCGCCGTCGCCGAGCAGCCCGTCGCGACGCGCACCCGCCGGACCCCCGAGCAGAAGATCGCCGACGGCCAGATCGCGTACGAGATGCGCGAGGCCGGTGAGAAGTGGGTCCCGATCGGCCAGCGCCTCGGGTACGGCGACAACGGCGGCATCCCCGCCCGCGAGGCGATGTACGCCTACATGGCCGCGAACGGCCTGATGACGATGATCGACCCGACCGACCACGAGGCGATCGTCAAGGCGCGGCGCGGCGATGCCGGGTGGGCGGTCCTCTCCGCCCGTACCGGCCTCAAGGTCAGCGACCTGAAGGCGATCGTCCGCAACGCCGACCAGAGCCTCGTCGACAAGGGCGAGTTCCTCAGCGCCCGGACGTACGGCCTGGACGCGCGCGGCGCGGACGGCCACGGCGCCGAGCGCGCCGAGCAGGGCCGGGCGACGGTCATCCGTCGCCCGGAGGTGGCCAAGGCCGCCGACGCGCGGCGCAAGCCCGCCGCCAAGCCGCGCGCCCGCCGCACCCGGAAGGCCGCGTAGTCAGGGTTCCCGCCCTTCCCTACCGTCAAGGTAGGGAAGGGCCATCCCTCCCATCCCTACCTGAAAGGTATAGAAATGCTGAAGTTGACTCTGACCCTCGCCGCGCTCGCCGCGTCCACGTGGACGTTCGCGTTCACGGAGGTGGCCGCCGCCAAGCCGTCGTGCGGGGCTGAGGACAGCCCCTCGTGGGTCTGGTCTCGGTGCGGCGACGGACGCCGTGGCGTCGTGACGATGTGGGGTACGCCTAAGGTCGTGGACTGCCGCCACCTGCGCGACCTGATCCGGCAGGGCGACCTGGAGCCCGCGACGCCGTGGCTCCGTGGCGACTACTCGTGCGGGAGGCGCCATGCCCGCTGAGCCCTTCAAGGTCCCGGTCCGGTGGTACGTCGGCGCGGTGCTGCTCCCGATCCTTGGCGTCGTGCTGGCTATCGTCGCGCTGGCCAAGGGCGCTGTGGGCCCCGGCCTCGCGCTTGGTCTCACGAGCGCGCTCGCGTGGATGGCAGCGCTCGTGCTGTTCGGCTTCTGATGTACCGAAAAGCGGTCATTTTATGGCCGTTTTTTGGGTGGTTTCTGCATCATGATCTTGCACCGCCAGCCACCGTTGCTAATACTCTACTTTCCGGTGCACATCACCTTGGGGTACGAATGTACCCTGGCAATCTTTAGCCTGCATTTAGGTTTGGGAGTAGAATACAAGGTGCAATGCAATCCAACGCGGGAAGGAGATCATATGAGTCCCGCACCAAGGCGCGGTCGCGCCAAGCAAGCAGAGCCGGCAGATGCCCCCAAGACCAGGCGCGGACGCGGACGTGCCGCCAAGCCCCAGGAGCCCGAGGCTGAGGCAACAAACGGCAGCGGTGACGCCGACGAGGCAACCCCGGTTGCCCGCGCCAAGTACACCCCCGAGCAGCGCCTGGAGATGGGCCAGCAGATCGCAGAGCTGCGCGAGGACGGCACGCCCTGGCTGGAAATCGCTGAGGAGTTGGGCCTCTCGGGAGGTGTCCCCGCCCGTCAGATGATGAACGAGTACCTCGCGAGCACCGACCCGGACTTCGCACTCGACCCGGATGCCGACGACTTCGCCGACACCATCCTCGAACTGCGCGACTCGGGCACTGGCTGGGGTGAGCTCCAAGCGCGCTCCGGGCTGAGCAAGTCCGAGCTGATCGAGGTGTACACCGAGGCCGGTGGCGAGATGGCTGAGGGGCGGGTGTACTCCAACGCCAAGTCCGGCAACGTCACCCACAAGCTCGGCTCCACGCGCGAGGACACGAACGGCACCGACGAGGACGCGCCGGAGGACAGCGAGGAGCAGGAGGCTCCGGCACCCCGTCGCGGGCGTGGCCGCCGCGCTCAGGCGCAGCCCACGGAAGAGCAGCCCGCGCCCGCACGGGGCCGCTCCAGGCGCCGCACCGCAGCCAAGTGAGAGCGTGCTAGGTCCCTGCAAAGGGACCTAGCTCCCACAACTCTGGATCACCCCCAGAGAGCCACCGTCACCCCGGTGGCGGCGAGAGGCCCCTCACGGGGCCTTTCGTTTTGCCCAGAAAAATCCTGACCGATTTTCAGCACGAGTCTCATGTCGCGCCCGCCTCGCGCGCGCGTACGTACGCACGCGTCTATAGAAGCATTTTACTGAAATAAAGTTACTTGACTTATCACAGCGAAGCGAGTAGACTCCGCGCATGCCGAAGGGCGACCTGGAGCGGCTCCAACGAGATCCCCAAGCTGACCCGATCACACAGCTGCTCTACGCGACCCTCCATACGCGCGCAGCCCTGGACCGGCTTGACCAGGCGATCACAAGAGACTTTGACATCCCCACAGATCCACGGGACCCCGATCAGCTCTTCTCACATCCAACGGGCCGCTCTCTCTTTGAGTATCAGGCCCAACTTCGCGAGCAGCTTCACCGCATCGCCAAGTCCTACGTCGCGCTCGGCATCGAGGAGCGTCAGATCAAGCAGATCGAAGATTGGTCAAATGTGCTCCTGCCTCTCTTCACTGCGCTGATGGAGGACCCCAACCTGCGCCTGACGCGTCGCCAGCGCAGGGAACTCCCTGCCGCAGCAGAGCGCGCACTCGCCGTGCTGGAGCCGCAGGCCGCATGACCTCCTCTACCCTCCCCCGCGCCCCAAGAGCCCCCAGTGGATTGGGAGCTAGCATCCGTCGCTCCATGGAAGAGCGACGCGCGTCCCATCGGTGGATCCGCAACCCCGTGGGCTGGACTATCAACCGGGCGCGAGCACACCCGTACTCCAAGCAGCGCGAGATCATGAATGCAGTGGTTCGCCATCCTCGGGTCAGTGTGCGAAGCGCACACGACACTGGGAAGTCATGGTCCGCGGCTGACCTGACGGCGTGGTGGTTGGACGTCCACCCGCTCGGCTCTGCCTTCGTGGTCACGACGGCTCCCACCGCGCCGCAGGTCGAGGTCATCCTCTGGAGGGAGATTCAGCGCGTCAAGAACCGCGCCAACCTGCCGGGTCGCATCACCTCGGGCAACATCCCGAAGTGGAAGACGGCCAGCGACGAGATCATCGCCTATGGGCGCAAGCCCGCCGACCTGAAGTCCCAGGACGAAGCGTCTCAGGCCTTCCAGGGCATCCACGCTCGTTACATCCTCGTGATCTTGGACGAGGCGTGCGGCATCCCTGAATGGCTCTGGAACGCCGTCGAGACCATCGCCACGAACAGGTATGCACGGGTGCTAGCCATCGGCAACCCCGACGTGCCAGACACGCCCTTCGCCAAGACGCACAAGCCAGACAGCGACTGGTTCAAGATCAAGATCAGCGCCTTCGACACGCCCGCATACACGGGCGAGGATGTGCCGGAGAGCCTGCTTCTCGACCTTGTCTCCCCGGACTGGGTCAACGCGCGCGCCAAGGACTGGGGCGTGGACTCCCCACTGTACACAAGCAAGGTTGGGGCTGAGTTCCCAGAAGTCAGTGAAGAGACTCTGATTCACCCGCGCCTTATCATGGAGGCGCAACTGCGCGATCTGAGTGGCGTCGCACTCAACATTCCCGGGTGTTTCGGCCTCGACGTGGCCCGCTTTGGGCGCAACGAGACTGTCTGCTACCGCAATCGTGGCGGTTATCTCCGCAAGGAATTCAGCTACAATAAGCAGGACACGATGGTGACGGCCGGTCGCGCCATCCGCGTGCTGAATCAGACCAAGGCGTCCCTTGCAAACATCTACATGGTGATCGACACCATCGGCGTCGGTGGTGGGGTATTCGATCGAATGCGCGAGCAGAACTTCCCGGTCATACCCTTCGTCGCCAGCGAGAGCCCCTCCACTCCGACGGCCAAGAAGCGGTTTGTGAACCGGCGCGCTGAGCAATGGTGGGCGTTCCGTAAGCAGTTCGAGCGTGGTGAGATTGACCTACCGCCAGCTGGCGAGGACGACAAACTGATCGCCCAACTTGGCAGCATCAAGTATTTCATCCGCAGCGACGGGCGCATTCTCGTTGAGTCCAAGGAGGACATGGAGGCGCGCGGCCTCCCATCCCCGGACCGTGGCGATGCCGCAATGATGGCGTGCGTCCGGCCGCTTCCGCAGGCAGGCGAGTTCACGATTCCGCCGCCGCATCCTGCATGGCAGCTCACTCATATGAGCGCTAACGCTGGCTTCCTAACGACGACTAGCGAAGACATCCTCGCATCTCTGACCGGCGATTTGCTCGCGGGGAGCAAGTGGTGAGTTCTGACTGGTTCATCACTTTGCTCGGTGCACTGACATTTCTCGTCGGCGTGGCTGGCGCTGTAAAGGCTGGCGCAAAGCTCAGCCGCGGACAACTGACGGATCTCATTGAGGTGCAGCATAGTGTCTGGCAGGAAACGCGCACCGAGCTTGAGGACTGTCGTGAAAAGGTAAAGAGCATGAGCGGTGGGACGTAAGCAATGGCTCCTGGTGCTCTACGTCGGCGTAATTGGCGCACTCTCTGGTGCGATTGGCATCGCAGTCGGCGTCAACGAACTGACGAAGCCTTCGACCCAAGTTGTCACGGTCAAAGGTGCAACCGGACAACCTGGGCCGCGCGGGCTGCGGGGAGAAACTGGGCCGAAGGGCGCCACTGGCTCGAAGGGAGCAAAAGGTGATACAGGAGCGACCGGAGCATCTGGACAACCTGGCGAGCCAGGTCAGCCAGGACAGCCAGGAGCCACCGGGCTACGTGGTCCCAGTGGAGTTCGCGGAGCACAAGGCGCTCGCGGAGCAAGCGGCAATCGCGGCGCAACGGGTGGAAGAGGCGCGACTGGCGCAACTGGAGCGGAAGGAGCACAGGGCATTCCAGGACCAGAGGGTCCAGATGGTGCTCCGGGACCGCAGGGCATTCCAGGCCCCACCGGTCCGCCGTGTCCGCTCGGGACAACGCTGACAACTATCGACGTACATCAACGCAACCCGGAGGCAACAGCGACAATCACGATCTGTCTGGTGAACTAATGGCTGATCACTACGACCAACTGACGGACACCGAGAAGGCATACTGGGACATCTACACGCGCCTGCGTGATCTCTCGGACTGGGCTGGATTCGATGACCGTCAAGATCAGGCTCGCCAACAGTCTCGCGACTGGCTCGTCAACCAACGCAAGTTCATCTGGCGGTGCGCGGAGGGCAAGGAAACGCCGCAGTACAAGGCCGGATGGGATATCAACCAGCGCGCCGCGCGCTACGACCAGCTCAAGGATGACAAACTCAACAACGGGACATGCCGGCGCCTCTGTCAGCTGCCGACCAACGGTGGGATGACCGACAGCGAGAAGTGCTTCATCTCCGAGCGCGAGATGTGGTGGCGCGTCAGTTCGGTGGATGATGCCACGAAGTCATGGCGTCAGCGCAACGCCGACTGGCTCACGTCCCGGCGTAAACAGGTCTGGCACCTGATGTACGATCCGACGCCCGACGACTTCAGCAGCAACCGTAAGGCGCGCTACAACAACCTCTGCATCGCAACCAAGACGGGCACGCCGTATGACGACTGGGCCAAGAGCCACAACACCACAACAGGTGAAGCGAAGGGCAGCACCGGCAAGTCCGGCCGCTCTGCCTGCAAAGACTGGCTCGACAGTTATCTCGGTGTGTCCGAGAATCCCAGCGGGAGCAACAAGGGTTCCCCGCAGCCGTCCAAGTGGCAGCAACGCGTGTACGGGGACGATGGCGTTCCGTGGTGCGCATGCTTCGCTGTCTGCTCAGCTTGGGATCAAGGTGTCTCTGGCTCAGGCACTGCCGGTGTTGCCAACAACGTGTCCCTAGCCAAGCAGGGCAAGGGCATCTACAAGGGCTGGACGAGTGATCCATCAAAGGTCCATGCTGGGGATCATGCGTTCCTTGGCAGCGATCATACGGGGGTGGTTTACGACAGAGATAAGGGCATCACCGTAGAAGGCAACACGAGCCCTGGCAGCGAAGGTTCCCAGTACAACGGTGGTTGCGTGGCAAAGCGTCAGCGTGGCTGGGGAGCTTGGACGGCAGGATTCGGACTGGTGCGGTTCCCCGATGAGTGATGAGCGAACTGCCTCCGCCTCCGCGCCGCGACAAGGTCATTCTCGCCGCAGTGATCGGCGGTGGAGTTTGTCTGTTTGCAGTCATCATTGGGATCACCGCTCTGGGCTGGCATACGGACAGCGTCACCGAGGTTGCTACGACCGGGCTGACGTCAATCGGCGCAACTCTGGCCGGTGGGTTCGCCGGATGGATTGCGCGAGGGAAGTATGAAAATGGAACGGACTGAACCCGGCAACGACGACCAGATGGGTCCCGAGCGGATGAGCGAGATCCAGCATCGCCTCGATCTGGAAGAAGCAGAGATGGTCGAGGAAGAACGCCGCACGGAAGCTGCACCAACAACCCCAACACCAGACGACACGGAGACACGGGAATGACCGACGAGACCGCAGAGCCCGAGCCCGAGACCACCAACGGCGAGGAGACAGACGGGCACGGCGCGGACCAGCCCGCCGAGGACGCAGGAGACCCCACCAAGTTCGGCGAGCCGGGCCACCCGGCGCCAGTCGTTCCGCCTCAGCCGGAGGCCGAGGGCACGGACGAGGACGAGGATGAAGAGGAGGACAGCGACGACGAGTAGGAGGCAGGCTACGCCACCAGCCCTGGGCGCTGGTTAGGTGAACCCCCAACTCTGATCGGGATAAAGATAGGGCATTCTCATGGGAGCAGGTATCGGAACAGACTCGTTTGACCAGGCGCCGACTTCTGAAATCGGTCGTGGGGTCTCGTCTGTCTACGAGTTCACCGGCCTGCTCCCATGGGGCCAGTGGCAGGATGACGTCGAGAAGGCGCCAGACCTACAGTGGCCAAAGTCCGTCCAAATCTACGATCAGATGCGGAACGACAGTCAGTGTCAGGGACTGTACCTCGGGGCGACGGCAGCGATCCAGCGCTACATCTGGTACCTTGACCCGAATGACTGTCCGACGCAGTGGGTCAATCTGCTCGCCGCCGACCTGAACCTCCCCGTTGGGCTGGACGCCGCGAAGCAGGCTCATGAGTCCGGACAGAAGCGTGGCGCGCTGCGGACCGACAATCGCTTCAGTTGGTACAACCATCTGCGCGACGCGCTCAAAGCCATGTACTATGGCTACTACTACTTCGAGCAGAGCGGGGAGATAGTGTTCGACGGCCCTGGTGGTCGTCAACGTTGGCAGCTTCGCAAGCTTGCTCCTCGGCACCCCCGGACAATCACCGAGATATGGGTGGGCGAAGATGGCGGCCTCTTGTTCGTGAAGCAAGGCTATGGACTTGGGGCGCGGGAGGCGAGGATGCTCGGGATGTCCGTGGGGGCTCCTGAGATCCCGATTGATCGGATGGTCTGCTATGTGTGGGACCAGGAGCCGGGCAACTGGGTGGGACGCAGCATCTTCCGCCCGATGTACCGGAACTATCTGATCAAGGACCGGCTTCTGCGCGTGGATGCGATCAAGCACGAACGCAACGGTGTGGGCATGCCGATTGTGGAGGCACCTGAGGGAGCGAGTGGCCCTCAGATCCAGGAGCTTGATCGCATGGCGCAGGAGTACAAGGTTGGGGAGCGTGGCGGGGGTGCCTTGCCGTACGGCGCCAAGCTGACGCTGCAAGGAACGCAAGGGGCGCTCCCCGACACCATCGCCAGTATGCGCTTCCAGAATGAGGAGATGGCGCGATCCCTTCTCATGATGTTCTTCCAGCTTGGGCAAACCGACACTGGTAGCCGCGCACTCGGCGAGAGCTTCATAGACTGGTTCTCCCTCCAGCAAGAGATGATCGCTGACTGGATCGTCTCAGTGGACAATCCACATCTGATTGGTGACTGGTGGCGGTGGAACGTCGATGACCAGACCGATCACTTCCCGTTGCTTGCGTATCATAAGGATGACTCATCGCAAGTGCGGATGAATGACTTTCGTGGGGCAGACATGCCGCAAGAGCTTCAGCCTCAAACGCAGGCGTCCCGCGCTCGCCTGCCGAGGCGTGCGTCGTCCAGTCCCGGCGCACGAGCGGGCATGCCATCCCTGCCCGTAGGCGGAGCGGTGGGTAGCAACAACGGGAATGAGACCCTCGAACCTCCTGGTCTTGTTGCCCTGGCTCCCGCCGCTCCGGCATTTCCATGGATCGAGCAGCAGCCTGCCTGGCCGTATCGGCGGCAGCTGTACGAGCATGAACTGCAGGCATCGATGAGTCCGCAGCAACTGGATGAACTGTTCGGTACTGCGATTGACGAAGTCGTTCATTACTGGATGACGGCGGTCAGACCGGCTCAGCTGGCCGAGATCAACGCCAACCTGTCCCAAGTGCGGACCACGGATCTGGAACGACTGGTGCGGGTCAGCGCCTCACCCCTGGGCGCTGAGGAGTTGTTTGCCCGTCTGAAGGTGGCGGCGCAGGAGGCGGTGGCTGAAGCCACTCGTGAAGTGGTATCGCAAGGACAGCCGCCTCCTACCGTCAACTGGGACGAAATCGACACAGACTTGCGTTCAAGAGCAACCGCGATGGCAGATGTGATGGCATCGGAACTCGGCGATGCTGCCGGGAGGACTGCGCTGAGGAGAACGTCGGACGTGATTACGTCGCAGACGCTCGCAGATGAAGTGACTGATGAGCTTTCGCAGGCATCGGAATCGTCCATCTCTGATCGCTTGGCCGGGACGGTTCAGGCTGCTGTAAACACGGGGAGGTTGGCAGTCTACGACTCCACAGAGCAGCAGCCTGAACTGTTCGCGAGTGAGATCCTGGATCGCAACACTTGCCGGAATTGCATCCAGGTTGACGGACTCAAGCTGACTCGCGAAGATGCCGCCAGGCTCTATGCCTCGGGCGGATACATCAACTGCCTTGGCCGAGATCGCTGTCGCGGTACGGTTGTGGCGACTTACTCAACAGGAGTTTTTCCATGAACATGACGGCAATCGTCACCGACCAGGCGGCGAGGACGGTGCAGCTCAACGTGTCGTTCGACCCGACGCTGGACGGAGCAGCCAAGCCGTGGCGGGCTGACTGGGGCGACGGTACGGTGACCACATACGCGGCCGGAACTGCTCAGGCCAGTCGCAGCTATGCCGCTGACGGCACGTACGTGATCGAAGTCCAAGACATGAACGGTGACACGCGCACGCACCAGGAAGTTCTGGTCGGCACTAAGCCGTACCCTGTCTGGGACCCCGAAAAGGTTCAGCCAACGCCGGCAGAGCGCCAGGCCCGGCAGCGCCGACAGATCGCCGCGATGGGCTACGCCAAGCGGTACATCGGGTGACCTGATGCCGGCTCGGTCACAGAAGCAGCGCGCTTGGGCATTCGGAGTCAAGGGTGCAGCCTGGGCGCGCAGGCACCACTTCGACAACAAGGGCAAGCTCCCCAAGTACGTGAAGGGAAAGAAGTCCAAGAAGCGTCGGCGCAGGCGGCGTCGATGAGGCCTCCGGTCATCTTTGCGGCGGCAGCGGCCACCATCTCGATGGCAGAGTTGGTCGATGTCGAGGATGTCGAAGTCGTGCAGACGGGCATCGAGTACCCGCTTGCATCAGGTCCGCGCACCTTCACGGTCGATGACCTAAACGACATCGTGTCGTCGCAGGATGACCCGGCAGTCAAGACCCCGCGGCTGAAGTTGGGTCACGAAGCAGACATCGGGCTGCTGGAGGATGGACAGCCTGCAATTGGGACGCTCCAAAATCTCCATCTTGATCAAGACGGTCATCTTGTTCGCGGAAACTACACGCAGATCCCTGCATGGCTGGCTCGGGTTCTGCCAAGTGCGTATCCGGCCCGTTCAATCGAGGCCGCAACTGAAGTGGAGACTCCAACCGGCCACCACTGGCGAGTGGTCCTCACGGATTTGGCGCTCCTAGGTGTCGTATGGCCTGGCGTTTCGACGCTGGACGACATCAAGGCGCTGTACTCCGTCGATGGTCCGGACAACGTACAGGTTTTGTCAACACGAGGGGAGGTAGAGGCAGTGTTTGGCGCAAGCCTCGCCGCATCTGGGGCCATTCGTGGTCAAGTGGATGTGGACGAGATCATGCGCGCGTACCGCGAGCAGAAGTCGCCCGATCAGTACTGGTGGTGGATCCGCTCGATGTACATGGATCCCAACGAACTGATCGTGGAGGACGAGGACAGCGGTGAGCTGTATCGAGTCCCCTACGCCGTCAGTGGCGAGAATGTGGAGTTCTCCGATCCCATCCTCGTCAAGATCAAGTACGTAGACAAGCCCAAGCCCAAGGAGAAGGAGACAGCCGCGCTGGCCGCGACTGCCGCCTGGGAGAGCCTACATCCAACGGCTCGTCGCCGGGCAGTCTACGCGTCACGAGAGGAGTTCAATCGAGTGGGCGCGACGACCACTGAAGTTGACCCGCTTGCGTTGCGAAACGCTTTGGGTCTGGAGGACGACGCAACTGATGAGGAGGTGCAGACGGCGCTGGAAGCTGCTGGCTTCGTCGCACCACCTGGCCAGGAAGTGCCCTCGGCACCTGCGCCCGCGCCGCGAGCGCCGGCAGCCGAACAGCCTGGCACATCGGCGTCAGGCACAGCGGCAACGCCGCCAGTGGCTCCTGACAACACCGCGCCGTCTGGGCCGAACGACCCTGCGGTCACGCAGCCCACGACGCCTCCCCAGACACCCACCGAGCCCGTCCAGGCGGCAGCCGACGGCACCGTCAGGCTCGATGCGGCCACATACCATGCCCTCCGGCTTGGCGCCCAGCAAGGCTCGCAGGCGTTCGCCCGACAAAATCAGGAGGATCGTGACCGCGTCATCGTCGATGCCGTGGCCGACGGCAAGATCCCACCGAGTCGGGCTGAGCACTGGGAGCAAGCCTGGGAGCGCGATCCCGAGGGCACACGGACGCTACTGACGGCATCCGTGGAGCAAGGCGGATTGGCAGCAGGATTGCTGCCGGTCGGCGACCCCATCGGAGCGGAGCACCCGACCGAGGATCTGACCGTCGAGGCATATCCGGCCGAGTGGCTGCCTGAGGTTCACCGAGGAGGGCAGGGCTGATGACCAACACCGCCAACCTTGCTGTTCCCTACTACGAGCCCGGCAGTCGCATCACGGGTCGTGCCACCGGCGTCAAGGTCATCGGCAAGACGTTCGTGGAGATCGCTGCGACCAAGGACCCCGGCTCACGCGGTCTGGATCCTGACCCTGGCGGCACGGGCGGCAACGTTCGCATCAAGCCGGCAGGCGCGGCATCAACCAAGGTGTTCGGCGTGGCCGAGCACGATGCTGACATCGGCTATACCACTACCGTCTTCACCGACGGCTTCGTGGTCCCGATCACTGCCTCTGTCGCCCTCGCGGCAGGAGACAACGTCACTCCGGTGGCGGGCGGTCAGGCCGGCAAGGCCGCAGATCGCGCATCGGGATTCGGCCTGTGTCTGGCCGACGCCGCAGTCGGCCAGGACGCCATCGTCCTGCTGCGGCTCTAGGAAGGAGGTGAGGGAATGTACAGAGGAGTGACAGAACGACAGCTGGAAGCCTTCTGCTCGTACGAGGGTCTGCTTCGCGGGTCCAACCGACAGATGCAGGCCTGGGCCGCTGCGGCAATCGCAGCCAACAGGGGCGGTGCGCTCGAACGGCGCCGTCAGGCTCAGCTTCACCAGGGCGGTCGCCGTCGCATGACGGCAGCCACTACGTACCCTGCGCCGACGACCCACCCGCTGGGTCCGCCGAGCGTCGCGGGCACCTCCATCACGGTGCCGACGATGCTCAACCAGCCGACGCGCATCACGCGGATGATCATGGATCTGACGCAGGAGCGGTTCATCGCTGACCGTATCTTCGCGTCGGGTGGCGGAGTCACCGGCGGTGCCGTCGTCTACGACGTGGTGCAGGAGAACGAGCTGTACACGAACAGGGATGTCGAGCAGGTGGCACCTGCCGGCGAGTTCCCGCTCGTGACTACCGAGCAGCTCGTGCCGAACGTCGCTGAGGTGGAGAAGTGGGGCGGCAAGACGTTCATCACGGACGAAGCCCGTGACCGGAACGACACCGCCAACTTCACGCGCCTCATGCGGCAACTGGCCAACACCATCGTCCGCAAGCTCAACCAGCGGGCGATGAACACGCTCAACGGAGCCATCGCCGATGGCAGCCGCGACGTCATCGGCAACGACTGGGCGTCGTACAACCCCGAAACAGACCCGCCGCAGGAGAGTCCGGCGTATGACTTCGGTCGCGCCAACATGCAGGCGGACAACGAGGAGATGGGGATCGAGTACAACCTGTGGCTCATCAACCCACAGGAGTCGCTCGCCCTCACCGCCATCTACGGGCCTGCCCTCGGCGCGCCCGGGATGCCTTCGTTCTACAGCAGCCCGCGTGTGGCCGCCGGTGAGGCGTACGCCGTGGCTGAGCGTCAGGTCGGTCAGATGCGGACGGAGAAGCCGCTCGGCACCGAGACATGGCGCGAGCAGAAGACAGAGCGGACATGGGCGCAGTCCTCAGTCCGCCCGCTCTGGTTCGTGGACAACAAGTTCGCGATCCTGCACTTCAAGGGCCTCGACGGCACTCCGTAGCCATGGCCCAGGTCACGATCAAGCACGCACAGTTCCTGTACTATACGGAACGTGAATACACCGATCCCTCCACAGGCGAGAAGAAGACACGGCTCAGTCGACACATCGCTCTACGGAACCAGTCGGTCGACATCCCGCGCGACGAGGACATCGAGCGCGGCGAGGCAGTCGGTGCTTTCATGACCACAGCTGACGAACCGGCGGAGGTGGCTGAGGAAGAAGCCACCTCCGAGCCGCCGCTCGACAGCAGCGAACTCGACTTCAGCAACCAGGATGAGCTGGTGGCCTATCTCAAGGACAACAAGCCGACGGTGGTCGCTACGGTGGCTCTTGCCGACAATGATCCTGATAAGGCCGAGGCACTCATGGACGCTGAAGAGATCGCATCCGGCGGGCAGCCGCGCGCCGGGGTCATGAACGGACTCCAGAAGATCCTGGATTCGGAGGAATAGTGTCTACTCCGCCTGACGGCACTCGGCCACATCCTGACGAGTGGTACCCCACCGTTGATGATGTGGGCGCTTTCCTGCGGGCACGGACACAGGACAACGATGACCAGGAAGTTGGTGTCTTCAATGAGGACACTCGTCCAACTGGCGACGAAGTTCAGAAGCTGATTGATAGGGCTGCCGGCGTGGTATACGGGACGGTCGGCAGCCCCGAGGACTGGTTGTGCTCTTCAGCCCCGGATCTGGCTGAGGAGGCGCAGCATTGGATCATTCTGCTGGTCTGCATGTTGATTGAGCTGTCGTACTTCCCCGAGCAAGTGCGCTCGGATCGTTCGGCATTTCAAGGCTACAAGGACTTGTGGGATGACGATACGGTTGGCTTCAATGTCTTCCGTGAGGCGGCAATTGCATGTGGCGGTTCCGGGACAGATCCCGAGGGTGGCGCTACTGCCGCATTTCCACACTTCGCATTCCCCATCGACGTCGGCGGCATGGTCGGCTGGCAGACTTCTTGGTGATGGCCGGTACGCGCTTCCAAGTCAAGACGTATGGCGCCCGTATCGTGGAGCGCAAGTTGCTGAATCTTGCGAATGTTACGGAGGATATGCGACCTGCGTGGCCAGCCGTCACTGAGGTGGCGGCAAAGGGGATTGACAACTCATTCAAGCGGCAAGGGCCTGGATGGGCGCCCCTACGGGACAAGACGATCCGCAGCCGTATTGCCGAGGGTTACCCACCTGGTCCGATTCTCACCAAGTCTCGCAAGCTGCGCGATAGTCTGACTATCCATCCTGCATTCACCGGTACACCGTCGTCACTTGAGATCCTGACTGACGTCGAATATGGCCGGTACCACATGACCGGGACGAGCACAATGCCGGCTCGTCCCATTCGCATTTCGCTGTACTATCAGAAGTTGATGTCACGCGTGATCCGCGACCGGATGAAGGCAGCTTATGCCTGACGTGTATCCTACTCGGACAGAATTCCCTGAGCTGCTTTATGGCGCGCTACTTGGGCAGCATTCTGTTGACGACGCAATCGTTGGAATGATCAAGAAGTGGCAGTATGATTATCTCCACGAGGTTGCTCGACAGAGCGGTGAGAGTTTTGACCGGCTTGTTCCTTTTAGATCATTCCGTGTTGCAACGGATATGGAGAACATGCCGGAAGATCAACATCCTGGGCTCATCATCACAACTCCGGGGCTTGTCGATCCGCCCGCCAAGATGGCACTTGACGGTCGAACTGGTAAGGCGTACAAGGGCGTCTGGCAATATGACCTCGGCATTCACGTTGTCGCAAAGGGTCGCAAGGAAGTCGCCAGTCCTCGAGCCATTCGACTGGCTTCCTTGTACGCAACTGCTGTGCGCGGAATTATGATCCAGCAGCGCGACGTTCCGCCAGATGGCAAGGGCATCCTCGGGATGATCGACTGGTTCGATGAGAAGCCGAATGGACTCGAATCTGACGCGGATCGAACCACGTGTTTGTACATAGCCTCGTTCTATGTCGAATTACTTGACGTCACAACTTGGGGGACAGGTCCGATTGAGCCAATGTGGCGTCCTGATCCTGATGATCCAGAAGAGCCAACCTGGCCCGTGTCCGAGTTGGCTGATGCAGATGTTGTAAAGGTTCCCATTGAGGAGCCACTACCAGAAGAAGGGAGTGAGTAATGCCGCGACCTGGCGTTGACGTCAACATCGTTGACGAATTCATTCCGGGTCAGGCCATTCTCGATCCCGGTCAGTCGTTCATGATCGGGTTGACGGAACGCGGGCCAGTGGGCGTCGCAGGAACGCTCCACTCGTCACAACAGCTCGACAAGATGTACGGCGCAAGAACGGCCGACTCGGCTGAGCTGATGGACAGTGGTCACGCATTCTTCAACGAGGGTGGGTCAACCCTGTACATCTCCAGAGGCATCGGCCCAGCAGCCGTGTCCGCCACTGGTGTCCTTGGCGATCTGACGATCACCGCCAAGGGGCCTGGCGTCTGGGGCAACAAGTTGGTCGTTACGGCAACTGTGCCGGGCGGCTCGCTCAGCGATGTGGCCGCTGGTGCGACCAGCGACTATCGCGTCTTCCAGGTCGAGGACGACGATGTGGTTGTGGAGCGTTCTACGATCTGCAAGACGGTCGATGATGCTGTTGCCTGGTCAATGGACAGTGGCTACATCAACATCGAGATCACCGATCCGGATGATCCTTCACCGGTGCTGCCTGACGCCGATGAGAGCATCGCGCTCACCGCCGGGGCTGACGACCAGCAATGGAGTGGAGACATCGCCGCTGCTGCGCTGGATGCGTTTCCGTACAACCTCGGTCCCGGTCAGGTCTCTGCGCCGGGTCGCGCAGATGTCGATACCTGGACGGCAATCGGAGCGCATCTCCTGGCGATGCATCGGGTGGGGATTCCCGATCTGTCAAAGACCAACGATCCGACGGTGCTCGCATCGGAAGTCGGCACGATCTGGACGATCCCCGGCGCGCGTCAGATGCTCCCCTGCGGCTCGTGGCTGAACTACCCGTACGACACGAATCCGGCAACGGTCGTGATTCCGTATTCGGGCATGCAGTCAGGCCTCATCGCTCTGGCCGATTCGGCCAACGACCCGTCCATCGCAGCGGCCGGGGCTGACGGCATCAGCCGATATGCCCTCGGGCTCACGGATCAGTTCACGGACGCTGACCGTGAGGAGCTCAACGATCTGGGTGTCTGTCTCGGCAAGGAGATATTCGGCCAGGTCCGGACGTACGGTTACAGGACGGGTGCCGGACCTGATGAGAAGAACTGGATGTTCTTCCAGGAGTCGAGGGTGGTCATGATGATCGCCCACGAGTGCGACGCGATCATGGAGGAGTACGTCCTCAAGACCATCGACGGACACAACCATCTGTTCGCGAAGGTCAACACCGCCTGTACGGGTGTCTGCCAGAAGTATTACCTGGCGAACGCGCTCTACGGCGACACGCCGGGCGAGGCGTTCAAGGTCGATACCGGTCCCGGCATCAACACGATCGACACGATCAAGAAGGGCTGGGTCCTCGCCCAAGTCCTGGTCAAGACGAGCCGCCAGGCGGAGTGGATCGTCATCAACCTGATCAAGAAGCCCATCGAGTCCGCCTTCTGAGGAGGTGATATGAGTGCCTGACCCAACACGTCAAGACACCTGGCTAGTGACTCTCGTTTTGGAGGGTCGCGACCTGGGCATCTGGGACAAGAAGTCCGGTGGTGAGATCGACTCGGACGAGAACAAGTACCCGCCAGGCGGCCTGCAGGCCGAGATCAGCCTCGGAGGACACAAGACGTATGGTGAGCTCACGATGAGCCGCTACTACGACACCCAGCGAGATCACCCGATCTTTGGCTGGTTCCATTCCCAGGTCGGAGCAGGTCGCGGAGCCATCGGCATGACGCCGCTTGACTTCCATGGCAATCCGACCGGGGCACCCATCGTCGCTGGCGGCACGCTCAAGACGTACACGCCGCCCGAGGTGGACAACGAGTCCGGCGATGCCGCGCTCGTGGAACTGGCCTTCACCCTCGACACCTACTCGCCCTGATGGTTGAGATCGTCACGGGTGAGAACGTGCCCCAGCCCGAGCCCGAGGGAAGCAGCACGGATGCTGCTCCCGGCTCGCTTATGTCGCGAATTCGCAAGGCTGCGGCACGTCAGCAGAAGGAGACCACCAAGGACTTTCCCGTTGGGGGAGCCTTTGGAGAGTGGTTGATGATTCGGTACAAGCCACTGGCGCCGGAAGTCATGGATCAGTTCCTGCTTCAGCAAAAGGATGACTCACCGGCGATTCAACTCAACATGGACATGATGGCGCGTGCGTGCGTTGCTGTCGTCGGCCACGACCCCAATACTGGATCAAAGGAGATTCTGCAAGACGAGCGCGGCCCTGTTCTTCTTGAGCACCGACTTGCGGTGCTCCTCAGCCTGCCCATTCCGAGCGGCGCACAACTGACGGCGCGTGAGGTCATCTCGATGTTGTTTGGCCGCAACGGCATCGCCATCGGTTCCCATGGGGATCAAGTCTCCGAATGGATGAAGAATCCTCAGGATGAAGATGACTTGGGGGAAGGCTAGCCGGTCAGTGGATTGAGGTTCTGGCAGTTGGTGGACTGATCGGGATAAGTCCAGCGCATCTGCTTCGAGCCGAGCCCATTGAACGGGGCATTCTAATCGCAACTATCTTGGAGGCTCAGAGAATCAAGGAGCAATGGGATCACAATCTCGCCAACATGGTAATCTACGAGTTGGCTGAGGCTGTGAAACGAGGACGCAAGAGACAGCGATAATGGCAGATACAATCGTCACCGTACTGAAGCTAATGGGCCAGCGGTCCTACGTTTCAGGCGTCCGTGCGGGGGCGGTTGAACTCGGAAAGCTGGATGTCGCAAGCGCAAAGGCAAGTCGTGGATCCAGAGTTCTCGGGGCGTCAATCGCAGGACTGGCGACACCTTTCAATATCGCATGGGCTGCTGCTAAGCCGTTGACGGCAGGGTTGGCAACACTCGGTACAATGGCAGCAGTCACGGGTCTGAAGTTTGATGCCGGAATGGAGCAGGCGCAGATCGGCATGAAGACCCTCCTCCGCAACGGAGATGAAGCACGGAAGGTCGTCAAGGATGTTCGTGACTTCGCTTTGCGGGCGCCGCTGTTTGGCGTTCAAGAGATGGTCAAGTCAGCGCAGCAATTGATTGGTACCGGGTTCGATGCCAAGAAGATTGTTCCAACTCTGACGTCATTCTCGGATACGCTGTCTGCTCTCGGTCGTAATCCAGAAGATCTGCAGCGTATGACCTACGCATTCATGCAGATGTCCGCCAAGGGTCAGATCAGCGCCGAGGAACTGCGCGGGCAGCTAGGTGAAATTTTCCCGGCCACCAAGCTGCTCGCGCGGGGCATGGGTATCTCTATGAAGGATCTCAACAAGCAGATGAAGAAGGGCGCAATCAAGAGCGCCAAGGCACTTCCAATTCTGCTTGCGGAGATGAACAAGGAGTACGGCGGAGCAACTCAGAAGCAGTCTCAGACGTTCAATGGTATGCTGGCCAACTTGAAGGAGGGTGCGAAGTATACTCTGGGCATCATGTTCAAGCCGTTGTTCACAGCGCTCAAGAAGGATGTGTTCCCGGCGCTGAATACAACGATGGGGCAAATCCAGAGTTTTTGGTCTGACAATGCACTTACGACAAAGCAGAAGATTCAGTTTTCGATTCAGTCTATCCGCACGTACATGGGACCACTTGCGGCGCAGATTGGACAGAAGATCAAGGAGGCAAATCTCGGTAAGCGTCTGACCGATGCAATCGACTATGCGCTCCCAATCATCATGGACCACATTGCCAACGCAGCACCCAAGGCGGCACTTGCATTTGCAACGGCATGGTGGCACGCGGGCGTCTGGGCAAAACTCTTCATCGCGCTCGGACTGGCTTCAAAGCTTGGTCTCTTCAATGTGCTCGGCCGGAGTGCAGCTGAAAAGTTTAGTTCATCGTATACAAAGACCACCGTTGCCGAGACTGCCGGTTGGAAGGGTAAGATCAAGGTTGGTGCTACAAACTTTGGTATGTGGCTTGGTCGGACGATTGGTATTGTCGCGGCTGGATATATGGCGCTTGAGATCGCCAAGAGCATTCCTGCTCTGAACCAGTACTCGGGCAAGAAGGGGTGGGGCGAACTGTGGCGCGATCTCAAGCATCGTGGTTCGCAATTGAAGGACTTTGTTGGGAGTGGACCGAGTGGTAGCAAGGTTGCGGGAATGGGCGGCATTCATCAGACGACGAAGCCCAAGGCGTACAGGGGATTGCCGAGCGTTGTTGGACACCAGCAGAGTGGCGGTTGGGCCTCGGGCTGGAACATAGTCGGCGAGCGCGGTCCTGAACTCGTGAAGATGCCGAACCGCTCGTATGTGTATCCGACGGGCACGATGCCACCGGTGTCAATGCCGTCAATCGGAATTCGCACAACGGTGCCTGTGATCATTCGCGGCCGCGAAGTTGCTCGCGCAGTTGCGGACGATACGGCTGATGTGATGGCGAGGACCTGATGCCGAGTCGGAGATTGAATCCCTTCCCTGACGGTCAAGTCCCTGCTGGCTTCGTGCGGATCTGGTGCGACGAGCCGGACCTGGCGATCCAGGAGCGCTTTGGCGCAGAGCTTCCAAAGATCACTACTGATGAAGGGCCGTGGGATGTTGTTCCGCGTGCCAATCAGGTCTCGATGACGATTCCTAAGGGCATGGGCCCTTGGCGTCTTGATCTCAACATCTTGATCGACGGGCTCAGGGAACAGAAGGGGCAAGAGATCAAGATTGGCAAGCTGTACGACTGTTGGCGCGGCACCAAGAAGTCGCCGCCCGGCATTCTACATGTTGCCGGTCTACCTGAAGTCGATCCGAGCATGGAATGGGTGATCGACACAATCGACCAGGGTGACTATCTGCGGCGTAACGACATGCACCGCATTCGGCAGGATCTGACGATTCATTTCATCGAGTACATCAGTCCGCAGTACCTGCCAATGGCCAAGGGTGCACTGATGGGAGCCAAGAAGGCAACCGTCGTGACGCTCAAGGTCAAGCGCGGAGATACGCCAGCGACAATTGCGCGACGGCGCGGCGTGAAATGGACGACACTCCGTGAGTTGAACCCAGGCGTGATCTACAAAGCCAATCAGAACTTGCTTGACGGATCGAAGATCAGAGTACCGGCCAAGAAGGACAGCAACGCGAGTCAATCGAGCAGAACGAAGTAATGGCAGCCACAGCCGTAGCTCGGGCAACAAAGTCGCCCTCATGGGACCCCGTTGGATGGGAGGCTTCCGTTTGGCGCAATAAGGCCGAGTGGAAGAAGTGGGAACTTGTCGGTATGAAGCCGGACTACACGGTTGATGATCTAATCCTGAATTGGGTCGACAAGCGCGTCACGGATCTCAACATCAAGGCCGCCATCACAGGAGTTCACTTCACACGCTCGATGGATCAAGCCTCGACCTTCGAGATCACAGTCCGCGATCCCAACCAGCGCATCTTCAGCGTTGCGGCCAAGCGCGTCCGCGCCAAGAAGATCCCTCCAGGTGGAATCAACAAGAAGACAATGGAGGGCGTGATCGACATCGATGAGGCATGGGAGCCGATCCTGCCTCCAACGATGCTAGGACGCGCGGCTGAGGTTGAGATTGACACGGTGGTGTTCCGACTCGTCGGGGTCAAGTACCAGTACGCAACTTCCGAGTCAGTTCTGACTTTTGAGGACAGGACGATCTATTGGCTCAGGCGCAAGAAGGGCGTTGAGCGCCGCTCAAGCAGGAGTGACGCGACACGGGCTGAGTTCATTCTTGCGCTTGTTCGGGAGATCAAGTCTTGGACCGTTCCGTTTGTCTGCCCCGAACTTCACGTCAAGCAGCCCATCGCAAAGACGCAGGAGCCGGACAATAAGGTCACGCTTCAGTCCGGGACTGGACGGGCAGGCTTTTCGGGTCATGATCTCAAGATCAAGGGCAAGACGGCGCAAGCCGATCAGATCCGTAATGCCGACGAGGTATTGACGCAAGCCAGTCAGGCAGACGGGGCTGATAAGCGCAGCGTAACTGCCTGTATGGCAGCGGTCATCGTCGAGAGTCAGGTTCGCAATCTGCGAAAGGGCGACCGCGACTCATTGGGCATTCTACAGGTGCGGGTCTCAACATCGGGTAGCTCGCAGAAGAGCCTTGACATTGACTGGTGCGTTGACCAGTTCATGACCAAGGGCTTCTGGGGCAAGGGCGGCGCGGTTGAAGTTGCCAAGAAGCACCCTAATGAGACAATTGGCTGGATCGCGCAGCAGGTCCAAGGCTCAGGCAATCCTGGCGCCTACGACAAGTATCTGGACGAAGCCGAGGCATTTGTCTCAGCCTGGCAAGGTGGGTCGCTGCCGGATAGCGGCGGTGGTACTTACCGCAAGAGCTTCCAGTACACGCGCGACAAGGACGAGGATAGCTGGACTTGCATCCAACGTCTTGCCGATGAGGTTGCATGGCGTTGCTTTATGGTAGGTAACGCAATGTACTACATCAGCGAGGAGGATCTGTATCGGCAGCGTGTGCGTTACGTCATCCGTCCTGATAGCTCCTACTTGCTCGACATGTCGTATGACGTAGACTGGGGCAAGCCGGTCAGCGAAGCGACGTTGACCGTTGATCTGAATCAATGGGGTGCGCCGCCCGGTGCCGTCATTGAGCTAGATGGATTTGTGATCCCCGACGGGCGCTGGATTGTTTCGCAGGTTGATCGTGACTGGTTCAGCCCGGTCTGCGATATCACAATCAAGACGCCGGGTCCGTCCAAGAAGGAGCCTGCGACCACTCTTGAGACGCGCAATCAGTCGCAGGTTGATCCTTGGCTCGATGTTGATGCTGACTCGAAGTCGGGCAAACTGTACCTTGAATGTCAGCGCATCTCCGACAATGCGACGAGCTACGTGTATGGCGGCTCGCACGGGAAGCCACTCAGCCAGATCGCGTCCAACGACCACATGGACTGCTCATCGTCCTGCTCGCTGGCCCTGTATCGTGCTGGGATGTTTCATGGGCAGACTGCGATTGTGTCGGGCGAGTTCGCAAGTTCCTGGGGTCAGCCGGGTAAGGGCAAGCACTTCACAGTCTGGGCGAATAGCGGACACGTCTGGATCGAGTTCCATGGGATCGGCGAGGCCAAGCGCTTCGATACATCTGCGCATGGTGATGGTAAGTCCGGCGATGGTCCGCATCTCCGCAGCACGCCGCGGAATGACCAAGGCCGTTTCACTGCACGACACTGGCCGGGTGCATGATGCCTGAGCTAGCCAAATTGTTCGTGAAGCAGTCGCTGGGTCTGGCAGTCGATCAGCAGATCGTGGATGGAAAGATCTGCGAGCGATCGGACGGCATGTACGTCAAGGTCGATGATAGTCAAGCACTTTGGGGTCCCGTCGTCGGCGGCACCGGGCTGGATGAAGATTCGCAGGTCTGTGTTGCAGTTGCACAAGATGGAACGATCTATGTGATCTATCCCGGCTCGGGCGCCGGACAGGGCGACTGTTGTCAGAACATCGACGGAGGCAAGCCCGACACCCTCTATGGCGGCATGTGCAATGTTGACGGTAACGGCGTGGTGAGGGACTGATGGCACAGATCATTCAGATGCGCCGTGGGACCGCCGCCGAATGGACTGCCGCCGATCCGTTGCTGGCTGAGGGTGAGATTGGAGTTGAGAAGGATACCTTCAAGTGGAAGGTTGGCGATGGGCTCAAGGTCTGGCATCTGCTCCCGTACGTCACCGGCGCGAAGGGCGACAAGGGCGATCCTGGTTCACCAGGACCGGCGCTGAACTGGCGGGGTGCATTTTCAGCCACGACAGCGTACGCCAAGAACGATGGCGTTTCGTACAATGGATCGAGCTATCTGGCTACAGCAGCAACAACTGCCGGCACGCTGCCACCCAACGCTCCGTGGCAGGTTGTTGCCGAGAAGGGCGCGACAGGCAATCAAGGCCCCAAGGGTGACAAGGGTGATCAAGGCATCCAGGGCATCCAGGGCATCCAAGGTGTCAAGGGCGACAAGGGCGACACTGGCACTCAAGGGCCGCCCGGTACGCCACTCGTTGTCGTCTCATCACTGCCTGATCCCGCAAGCTCGGTGCCTGGGCAGATGGTTCTCTACAATGGCAATCCCTGGTTCTTCGACGGGACAACCTGGAAGCAGGTCGGCGTCGGCACTGGTGGATCGAAGTCGTTCGCATTCTTCATGGGAGATAGTGATTGATGCCTGAAGACTATAAGATCATGGCCCAAGGCAACAACGCCGCGAGCGGCAACATTTACACCGTCCCGGCAGGGGCTGATGCCATCATCAAGGAAATCAACATCGTACCAGTTACCACCGGCGGAACATTTCGGCTCAACGCCGCAGGCAAGCCGTTGATCCCCCAGATCGCTCTCGGTGCGGGCGAGTGGGCTGAGTGGGAGGGGAGTCTGGCGATTGGCGATGGGATGATGTTGTATATCTCGAATATCGTCAATCCAACCGGTGGATTCGACTACATCGTCTCAGGCGTGGAGATCACTCCGTGACTCTCAGGATTTACACCAAGGACGGGCTCCTCAAGGGCTCGGACTATGTCCAACAGATCTCCAATCTCGACATCTGGCACATCGTTGGCGATTCGGCGACCGGGCTGGGCACCGCCTTCACAGGTGGATGGGTCGCCCTTTCTGCGCCGGGTCCTCGGTTCCGCAAGTACCCTGATGGACGTGTGCGTATTGCCGGGAGTGCCAAGACTGGCGCTAGCGGTAATGGCATGTTTGTCTTGCCGCTTGGATACCGTCCGACGCAGGACCTTACTCTGCCGGTGATGGCGGCTGGTGGAATGGCTTATGTCACGATTTCTGCGTCCTCCGGCAATCTCATCCCGTTCAACCTGACGGGCGCGAGTGTTTCGACTAGCGTTGATCTCAACTCCATCGAGTTCGACACGGAGTCAGTCGGCCCATGGGCGGTTCCCGTCGGCGTCTACACGCCGCCGCCTCTCGTCACCTCGCTGCCGACGACTGGGCTGTACGACGGCATGGAGGTTTACTACCTCGCGGATGCGACCAACGGCGTCATTTGGCACCTGCGCTATCGCACCGGCGGCGGAACATACAAGTGGGAAGTCATCGGTGGCGCCCCACTCGTGGCTGAGTATCTTCCCCAGCAAGTCTTCAATCCATTTTCGACTGGGACATGGGGGACATTCAACTCAGATCCCGCAATT